GGGCTAGTACGAGAGGCATACACCTGACCAGGGTCAAACAAGGGTGCCGTGTACGGTTCAGTGCCTGGGAGTATCTGCCCTGTGGCTGGATCAATCCGTGTACCATACGAGCCATAGAAGGTGCCTCGGATGCCGCCAACATCGGGATCATAATAGGCTTTTGACCTATCCTGTTGTACAGTTGCCGTTACACCTTCCTTTTCAACCAATCCACTCAGGTCATCTGCAGGAGAAGGAGGAGGAGGTTCATCAACTGCAACTATAGGCGCAACTTCAGGTTTATCAGGAGTAGTTCGCTCTAACTCAGAATCAGGAACATCTGCCACTACCTTCGCGCGTCGGTCAGAAGTCCCATAACTACCCCCCTGCCCAGCCTGCAGGTCGTACATACTTAGAGGACCCTCTAGGCCTGCTCCTGAGATCAGCTGATCCAGCTGCTCATCGGTCAGGTTCCAACGGTCAGGGGGCAATTCCCTACGCAAATAACTACGCATCCCAGGATAATCATAGGTCTGCGTAGTGGGGGTATAGTAATTAGTTACAAAATTAGCAGGGACCCCAAAACTACCTACATCAAGCCGCGCCATTAGGAGACTCCAGCCTTTGGCTTGCGCATACGTCCTATGCTGCGATACTGCAGGTGCGTATGCCTGATCTTAAAGGTTTCGTTGTTGTTGTTATTGGTAAACTGCAAGCTGCTCTGCGGATCATACCCACTCATATCCAAATCGGCACTCACCATGCGCAAGGAACCCAGCTTGCCTACATCCACCTTGTCCGTATCCAAGGTGAACCCCGATCCTACCAGGTTAAGCAGTCCCGTGACACTGGTTAAGCCCCCACTCTCCTGCGTCACGGTCACGTTGTAATCCCCTGACTCATCGAAGTAAGTGCGCGAATACAGCCAGCGCAGACGCACATCTCCCCCCTGTGGAGCAGGGGCACCCGTGATGAAGTTGGCAGAGATAGCACTGCCAGCATCGTTGTCATTGGCGCTAACCATATCGTAGAGCTTGCCATCGAAGCCCCCCGCATGGGGCTTGTCACCCACCAACGCAGAAGACCCCCGCTCAAAGCCTGTGTAGGGACCAAACCAGATATCAAAGCGTTCATTGTAAATGATGCAGTAGTTCATCTTGGTACTGGCCCCATACGGGATGAAGAACCATACCTCATTGACGCTGGGGTAATAAACTGCATGGATAAAGGCTAAGCGCGAACTATTGAGGTCAGGCCAAAACCCATCGTCCAGCGCATACGAAATCTTGCGCACCTCATCGCCCCCCTGCCACAGATAGATCCCATCGGGGCGCACAAACAGCTGACGTTCATTCGGTAGCGTCAGGCACGCCCTGGGAGCAATGGTGCCTGCTTGCGTGCGCTGCTGTAGTTGGAAGGGTATGGTGCTATTGCCTGTAGGGGTGAGGGTGTGTATCCCCTCCCTCGTATGAATTGCCAACCCATTCTGCATGGGCACCAGAGCGGTGATGTCACCCCCCACGTTGTAGAAGTTGGTAGCAGCCCAGGTTTCGATATCCAAGATGTCTGAGCGCCATACCCTGTTGAAGTTGGCATTGGTGTTGCCCAGCCACAGTCTGTTGTCCCACCAGGCAACATGGGCCGCATAGGTGAAGCGCGAATCCAAATCCAACACAGCAGCATCACCTGATCCTGCCCATACAAGGGGTGGATTAACTCCATTGACTGCGACCATCCTGTTCTTATTTGTGTCTTTTTCACCCGTGGTTACAAATTCAAAATTATCATCATCGTCAGTGGAAATGGTTGCGCCCCCTGTGATATCCTGCCACCCACTGTTGTAGTACTGAATCGTTGCCCCAGCGGTGATGACCGTGTAGTTGCTGGTGCTGTTATAGGCGTAGTCATGCACTCCTGTGATCGTGGGTGCCCCACTGATGGCACCTGCGCCTTCATAAGAGGCAAACCCCTTGCGCTTCTCTACCGCGCCTGCGGCATTAATACGGGTATTATTCATGGAGGTACATTCATTAGCACCCACATCTTCAGCGGGACGATTGTAGATCACCCCTCCGGTCCAGGGTCCCAGCTTGATCGTGCCTGCCTGATAGGCCATTACGACAAACTGCCCTCCACGGGCTGGAAAGCGAAGGTCACTGCCTCATCCAGCCTATTCATGCGGTAACGTCTGTTGCCATCGCTCTGTCGGTTTACATTGAGGGCGCGATTAACCACCTGCTGATACTCCATAAATTCCAGAGTAGCCCCTTCGTAATCCCCCTTCTCCTGCTTATATAATCGTGCTACCCCGAAGTACAGGGCTGGCTGCACGATGGCAGGAACCTTCACGTTCAGATTGACTGAATCATCGTCTGAGGTGTAATCGGGCAAATAGGCGTAGTAGCGATAGTCGATGTCCGTTGTCGAATCATCAGGGCCAGGGTGTAGCTGCACCTTCTGGTACCCCGTGGTAGCGTCCAGCCCAATCATAGTGACCGAATTGGGTTCTCCGGTCTGGTCCTGATCGGGATCGCGCAGATCCAATGACTCACTGCCCTGAATCTGCATGACATAGTCTTGCGTCTTATTGCGAAAGCTCAGCGCATACGCTACGTCAGAGGCGAGGCTGTAGGTCTTGGTAGCGGCGATACTGCTGAGCGTCCCATAGATTGAACCGCTCTGCTGCACCACCTCACTGGTGCTGAAGGTGCCCGACTCATCCTTGACCGTCAGCACCTTAGTCGAAGCGACCCAGGAGGTTACCGTAGCGGTAGCGGCACTAGTCTGCCCTGTTACCGTACTCTCCGCAGTGAAGGTGCCCGTGTCGCTGGTCAGGGTGAACTCACGAGTGCATTGGATGCTATCGGTCTTGTGCAGCCACCACCAGGTCGCTTCCCCTGCCAACTGCTGCAGAGTAGCATTGAGGTATATCCTGGCTTGCGTCTGGAAGTCCGTATTCGTAGTGGACAACCCCGTGCGCGATAACGCCATCTGGATACACTCTAGTACGGTCATATCAGGTTACTCCACGATCCATTCTCATAACCCTGGAACTTGTTGGTAGAGGTGTTGTAGATCAGCATACCATTGGCAGCGGTCAGGGCATCGCGCTCCGTAGTGGTGAGGGTGGGCACACTGAACGAGTCAGACAGGTCCAGCGTGCCTATATCCGCAGCACCGAAGTTCGCTGCCTCACCGAAAACCGAAGCCGCATTGACACTCCCTGCCACCACCTCCTCGGTGCGCTGGTTCATTCAACCGCAGTAGCGGCTAGCGCTTCAGCATCAAAACCATCGATCTCAGCGTTGCGAGAGGAATAGGTTTGTCCCTCTTCCCATTGCCGCAACCATTTAGCTACTGCGGCCTCTCCTTTCTCACTCACCCCCTGCGGAGGAACAGGCCGAAACCCAGCCTTGTGGAAGGTCCCGCCCCCATGTGCGGCCAGCACCTGCACCGCATCGGCATTGGTCTGCCTGCGCGGAGGTTTGATCGTAGCTTGCACCCCCAGCGCATTACGGATCTGTGCCTTCTGCGCATCGGAGGCCCGTTCAATCAAGTCGAGAATAGAAGGTTCCTGCGCAGGCTCAACGGTGGCTTCAGACTTAACCACCATCTCAGCCTCTACAGGGGTACCCAGGTTCAAGGGAGTGTCAGGGAGAGGGTTCTTCCTCGGTCTAGCCATGATTTCCTCGTAGTGAATGGAGAGGGGGCACAAAGCCCCCTCTCGTTATGTGAACTTAGCCACCCAGGTTTAAACGGGCAGCAAAGTGTTTGTCTGCAGCAGAAGCCATCATTGCCTGTCCCACATACACAGTGTCAGTGGCACCATCATCAGTCTGCACCGCGCCTGCCGTGCTATCGGACACTTGCAACATATCGCCTAGTGCAACCGTACCAGCATCATTTAACACAAAGGCAATACCTTCGGTCTGCAACCAGAAGTAGTAACCACTGGTTATAGCAAACGGGGCTACTCCCACCATTCGGTCATACGATCCACCTGCAACCGTAGTCGTGATAACGCCATTCCAGATACCAGGCGTAAGCATATAATCGTCACTGGATACTACCGCAGTAACGATGGGATCATACAAGGTAAACGTGACAACATTGCTTGCTG